GGCCGTTGGCCGGAAGAGGTGGAGATCACCGAAGCCTCTAACTTGACCAAGGGTCAGATCCTTGATGCTGTTGGCATGCAGGGCAGCAAGTTCGAGGTCAACGAAGAGGAACTCTCACCGAAGCAGAAGGCTTACCGTGCTTTCTTCCAGAAGTCTCTGAAGAAGTTCGGCAAGGACTCTCCGGCCTCGATGGACGATGGCGAGAAGAAGAAGTTCTTCGACTATGTGAAGGCAAACTGGAAGGGCTGATGCCAACAATCAAAGTCAACTTCAAGTCACCCGCCAAGGCATCGGAGTTCTCGAAGAACTTCGGTGTTGTTGGCATTAAGGCTACCGTGAAGGTCGATGGCTCTGCCGTCAGCATCACATCCAATGACTCGAAGACGCACGACTTTGTGAAGCAGATGGTTTCCGATCTCAAGAGCGAAGCCAAGATGGAAGCGGTGACAACCAAGTTCCTCAAGGCAATCATCGAGTCTTCGTCAAACGAGACTGTCGTTGAGACCTCGCTCCATGACGGCTCCACGGTGTCGATTGAACCCAAGTTCGCTAGTGAATTCATCAAGATCCACGACAGCCTGACGGAGGAGACGGGGCAGTCGATGCTTCGAATCCTCGCAGTAGAGAGCGTGGACACATTCAAGAAGACGAAGGCATTCGTCGCAAAGGAGCAGAAGTAAGCCATGGCATCAAGACAAGACCTAGTAGTAACGCAAAAGCGTGTAGTCACGAAGATCAACTTTAGCGCAGAGAGTGGAGCATTCAGCCTCGGTCTCACCGCATCGCTGTTTGATGCTCTTGCAGGATTGACCAACAACACATATCCATCAGGTCTGCCCGCAGCAGTTTCGAACTCGTTCGTTGCAGGCATCACCAACAACACGGCAGCGATCTCACGAATCGTTTGGACATCGTCAGCATCCACCAATGGATACAACTTGACTTGGGCTGGCAGTCCAGGTGCAACCGCAATGGTTCTTTACGGAAACGATGGCGAATACAACTTCGAAAAGTTCACTTTGAAGAACAACGCAACCGCCCCGACCGGCATTCTGACGATCACTCCGACAGCGACAACAACCGGAACGCTGATTCTTGAGATCGTTCAATCGTCAGGCTCGGTAGGCAACACTCAATAAGGAACCTCCCCATGAAACTAATCACCGAAGTCAACGAAGGCATTCAAATCATCACCGAAGCCGCCGAGAACGGCGAGAAGAAGTACTTCATCGAAGGTACCTTCTTGCAGGGCGATATCACCAACCGCAACAAGCGGAAGTATCCCTTTGAAATGCTGAAGACGAAGGTGAACGAGTACATCAAGGAATTCGTCAACCAAAAGAGAGCATTCGGTGAGTTGGGTCACCCCGAAGGTCCGACGATCAACCTTGAGCGTGTGTCCCACATGATCACCGAACTGTCCGCAGATGGCAAGAACTTCTACGGCAAGGCGAAGATCATGGACACGCCGTATGGCAAAATTGTAAAGAACCTTATCGATGAGGGTGCCAAGTTGGGTGTGTCCAGCCGTGGCATCGGCTCCATCGAAGAAAAGAACGGCATCAATGTGGTAAAGGACGATTTCCGCCTAGCCACAGCCGCTGACATTGTTGCAGACCCCTCTGCACCCGATGCCTTTGTCCGTGGAATCATGGAAGGCAAGGAATGGGTCTATGAGAATGGACTGTTGAAAGAGAAGGAAATCGAAGAGATCCGCCGTGAGATCAGTCGTGCTTCATCACGGAAGTTGGACGAGGCTTGCCTCAACGCTTTCCAACGCTTTATCTCGAAACTTTGACCCTGTATAAATAACCCTTACGAAGGAGAAATCCATGGACGCATTCCAGAACGACGAAGTAGAAGAGATCCTTGACGAGATGGTGGAGGAAGAAACCCCCACAATCGAAGAAGAGGATTCAACCTCATTGCAAAAAGGCAACCTGTCAAAGGTTGGTAAGAAGCCTGTTCCCCCGCTGAAGAAGGCGGTCAAGGAAGAGGAAGAGGAAGAGGAAGAGGAAGAAGAGATGGCTGCTAACGCATCCAAGAAGGGTGCTGGCAAGAACAAGTATGCCGGTCTCTACAAGGATGGTACGGGCAAGGGCGCATTCGTTCCCGAGCCGGTCGCCACCGACACCACTCCCTCATCAAACAAACTCTCTGCCAATGTCAAGGCAAAGAAGGCAATGCGTGAGGAAATCGACACCCACATGAACGCCATGTTCGACGGTGAAGACCTCTCGGAAGGTTTCAAGACCAAGGCTGCAACGATCTTCGAGTCCGCTCTCAATGAGCGTGTCGAAGCCATCCGCACCGAAGTTCAGGAAGAGTACTCCAACCGCTTGGTTGACGAGGTCGATGAGATCAAGAAGGGTCTCACCGAGCAACTCGACTCGTACCTGTCCTATGTTGTTGAGGAGTGGGTTGAGGAGAACCGTCTCGCTCTTGAGAAGGGCATCCGCACCGAGATCGCTGAAGAGTTCATGCAGGGTCTTCGTAATCTGTTCCTTGAGCATGACATCGCTGTCCCTGAGACCAAGGTTGACTTGGCTGATCAGTTGGCAGAGACCGTCGAGAGCCTCAAGGGTCAGTTGAACGAGGAGATGAGCAAGAACATCAACCTCAACACACAGATCGCTGAGTATCGCAAGGCTGCAATCCTCGAAGAGGCTGCTGCTGACCTCGCTGATACGCAGAAGGAGCGTTTCGCCGTGCTTGCTGAAGGTCTCGTCTTCGACAGCGAAGAGGATCTCCGCAACAAGGCAAGCATCATCAAGGAGTCTTACTTCGGCAGCAAGAAGCCTGTTCTGCGTGAAGAAGCACTCGTGACCTCCGAAGAGGCACCCATCGATGAGGTGGTTGGCACTCCGACAGAGACCATTTCAGAATCGATGTCCGTGTATTCGCAAACCCTGTCACGGCTCAACCGCCGCTGACTCAACCCAAACTGTTTGATTCACTAAATAGAAACTGTACGAAAAGTACTTAAAAGGAGAACTCAAAATGGATCTAACCATTTCAGAAGCACTTCAGAAGAAGTGGAAGCCAATCTTGGAGCATAAGGATCTCCCGGAGATCAAGGACTCTTACAAGAAGGCTGTTACGACCATGCTGCTGGAGAATCAGGAGCAGCACCTGAAGGAATCAGCCCCGACGAACTTCTCGGCTAACCTCGACGGTTCAGCCTCGAATGTCAGCCGTTGGGATCCGATCCTCATCTCGCTCGTTCGTCGTGCAATGCCGAACCTGATCGCCTACGACATCTGCGGCGTTCAGCCGATGAGCGGTCCTACGGGACTTATCTTCGCAATGCGTAGCCGTTACATCAACCAGACCGGCCCCGAGGCTCTGTATCAGGAAGCCGACACCGGCTTCGGTGGTTCAGGCTCGACGGGTACGACTGCTGCTGGTGTGTACGACACCTCGGCATTCACCTCGGCAGCAGGCGTTGATCCGTTCGAGACTTCGAACGGTCCGACCAAGCCTGGTGCGGGTGTGGCTGGTGGTTACCCCTACTCAACGCAGAGTGGTGAAGCCCTCGGTGATGTTGCTAACAACCCGTTCCCGCAGATGGCATTCAGCATCGAGAAGACCACGGTCGAAGCAAAGACTCGTGCGCTGAAGGCTGAGTACACGATGGAACTCGCACAGGACTTGAAGGCAATCCACGGACTCGACGCTGAGACCGAACTCGCCAACATCCTGTCGAGCGAAATCTTGGCTGAGATCAACCGTGAGGTTGTTCGCACCCTGTACCAGACCGCCAAGTTGGGTGCCCGTGCAGGCACGACCCAGACGCAGGGCGTGTTTGACCTGAATGTTGACTCCAACGGTCGTTGGTCAGTCGAGAAGTTCAAGGGTCTGCTCTATCAGATCGAGCGTGAGTGCAACCAGATCGCCAAGGAAACTCGTCGTGGCAAGGGTAACTTCATCCTCTGCTCCGCTGATGTCGCCTCGGCTCTCTCGATGGCAGGAATGCTCGATTACGCCCCCGCAATGTCAACCAACCTGAATGTCGATGACACGGGCAACACCTTCGCTGGTGTTCTCAACGGTCGTCTGCGTGTGTACATTGATCCGTACTACTCGCTGACTTCTGCCAACGACTTCTTCATGGCTGGCTATAAGGGTTCGAGCGCATACGATGCTGGTATGTTCTACTGCCCGTATGTCCCGCTACAGATGGTGCGTGCAGTTGGTGAGCAGTCCTTCCAGCCGAAGATCGGCTTCAAGACCCGCTACGGTCTGGTGAACAACCCGTTCGCCACGATTGCTAACGGCTCACCGGTGACTGACCCGACCGCTTCGGGTGCAAAGCGTGCCAATGTGTACTACCGCATCGTGAAGGTCACAAACCTGTTCTGATCGTTAGTTACTCAAATGCAACAAAGAGGGGTGGGGTCGAAAGACCCCACCCTTTCTCTTTGGTATCTAAATACTAGCAATGGACAACAATCCGATGATCCCCACGGATAGGCAAGCGGGCATTCTAGCCAAGCAACCTATCGACACGAATCCTGCATTCGCATCGAACTTCCGCTTGGTCATTCCCAAGATACGGCTTGCAACATACTTCTGCACAGAGGTGTCCTTTCCCGATCTCTCATGCGAACCTATTCGCATGGCACACCCGTTTGCTGGGTCGCTGAAGTTCTTTGGCAACAAGATCACGCATGGGGATATGAATATCAAATTCCTCATCAACGAGGACTACTCGAACTACAATCAGTTGAACGATTGGTTCAAGGCAACCCTCGTCTATGATGACTTCTTCAAGAACGGTGACGATGTCAGCAGCAATCTGTTGAGCAACACAGGTCACCTGTTGGTGTTGACGAGCAAGAAGAATCCTGTTGCTCGATTCCGATTCGATGGGCTGATGATCACAGGGCTATCGTCAATCGAATACAACAGCGCATTGACCGATGCAAGCCCTGCAACGGCAACAGCGACATTCACTTTCACAGCATATGATTTGGAGGCAATCTGATGGGTAGTCCAATCATGCCCTCATATGACAAGTTCGGTCAGATTGGTAATCAGCCGATCAACACGAACATTGCTCTCAACACGAACTTTCGATTTCGATTGGACAAGGTGCCGAATGTCACTTACTTCTGCACCTCGATCACCACACCGCAGTCAAGTTCGACTCCCCTGTCGTATGACTACATTACGGCTGTACCGTTGAAACTGCCGGGTGGCAAAGTAAGCACCGACATCTCGATTCGATTCATCATCTCCGAAGACTTCAGCAACTACATGGAGATGGTGCGGTGGTTCCGTTCGGGCGCACCGTATAGAAACTTCAAGGAAGTCGTATCGGAGAAACTCGTTGGACCATCCGATGGGCAGATGCTGCTCTTGACCAACAAGAAGAACCCCGTGCAGATGATTAACTATCGCAACATGATCCCGACTAGTATTTCGGGATTCACCATGAGCAGCGGTGAGTCAGAGCCTGCCGTGTTGACTGCACTCGTGCAGTTCGTCTACGACACCTACACCGTAACTAAACTTTAATAGGAACCGGGCTTTCTCGGCTTGCTAGGAGCAGTAGGCTTCTTTGGTGCGCCTCTTGTCCGACCATCATTCGCCCGCTGCGGTCGTGCCGGTCGTGCTGGTTTGAGTGTCGCTCGTCTTCTCGGCATTGTCTACTCCCCCCTCGATTTGGTCGAGGGTATTCATCATCTTCATGTTGTTTGCGATCAACTGTCTTGCGCTTGTGATCAGGTCTGTTGGGCAGTCCTTGACTTCCTCAAGGCTGCGAACGGTCTTCAGAAGTTGCCCTGTGTTCTTGTCGAAGAACTCTCGTAGTGACTTGACCTTCTCTCGTCGTTCGGTAAGTGAGAGAGAACGGAACCATTCGATTATCTGTATTGTGTCAGATTCATTTGCCATTCACTCGAACTCCTGATAGGCGGAAGATGACCGATTCCTTGGTCGTTTCCACTTGAATTGTTAGATCGTCCCATCCTTCGGACTTTAGTTCGTTGCCGATCTTGAGGCAGATGTGTGCCAACAAAGTCGGTGACAGCCCATCTACCGTTCTGTAGGCAAGGGTCTTGATGTACTCGTGCTTGCCTTCATTAGGTTGTTGGGGTAGGAACATGATAGTGTTTATGTGGGATGTGTCAAGGCAAGTGGCTAAATACAGTTATGAAACTATATCATTCAGTATTTGCCATGCTGCTTGCGGTGATGGCATCATGCAAAACTGTGCCGACCATTGAGCCTTCCACGGGCGCATCGTCCACCGCCATCACATCAATCGTAGATCACACAAGCGACTCCGTAACGATCATCAAGAGAGATGCAGGACGGATCCTGTTGGAGACGCAAAGCATTCGTGAGATCTACCACATCGAGACCGTGAAGGAAGATGAATCGATGAAAGGCGGCGTTGCCGATGTTGGTGGTATAGAAACGGATCGTGCCTCGCAGTTCTTGGATCGCATCGACGGCAAGGCAACGAACATCATCGAGTCTGCCGATAGCATCGGCAAGGAAGTGGAAAAACTCCAATCGCTGACCGCAGAGGTCAACAAGTTGGAGAAGTCCCTCACCAACCTACAGGTTGCACTCGACCAAACCAAGGCGAAAGCCATGGAAAAGTTGTACGGTTACATAAGCATGTTTTGGGTGATCGGCTTCCTGCTGATCGCCGGTGGTGCCGCAGTCGCATTCTTCCTTAACAAGGGCTACGGTGCATCGCTTGGTCTCATCGGTCTGCTGATGATCGGCTTCGCATCGGCTGCACAGTACTACATGGAGGAGATTGCCCGTGTGGGAGCAATCCTTCTCATCATCGGCTTCCTGTCAGCGATTGGCATGATCGCTTGGTCTACGATCAACAGCAAGCGCAACGCCACGGCTATCCGTGAGATCGTGGAGATGATTCAGATCCTCAAGGAGACGATGACAGACAGCGAGAAGGAGCGTATCTTTGGTCAGAACGGCGTTGCATCAACGGTGCAGTCCGACCTCACCAAGGAGATCATCACCAAGATCAGAGAGCAGAACGGATTCAAAAAACTAGAAGCGGCACGGGTTGCTGCCCGTACCGCTAATACTAGTTCGAATGATTCTGCGGGTGTTACGAGGTCATCCTGACGAAGCCCTTCGCCACGGCGTTGTCCCATATGCTGCGGGCGTAGCCTTTGCTCATAACCATCTTGAACGACCACACCTGACTGTCTAGTCCACCCCTGCCTTCGAACACCTGTAGCGTACTGTCACCGCAGTCCACGAATCGATACCACTTCTTATCCTTGCTGCTGTAGAGCAATGGATCAGCGGCGGTGAAGTCTGCGGGGGTGTTGGTGAAGGTCTGTCCCATTACTCACCCATCATATCAAAGTTCGGGATCTTCGTCAAGCCCCTGTTCGCCCATGTCCGATAACATCTGCTCGGCTTCTTCCATGCTGTCCACGGTTCGGATGTACAGGGGCGTACCCTCACCAACCCACGCACCCACGACATTGAAGTCCATGTACTCATAGGCATCCCCGATGCTCATGCCATCTCGCTTGGCTAGGAGTTGGGCGCACTTGTCATAATCATAGACAAGGATCGGGACATTGTTATCGATGCGACTGCCGATGCCGATCACGCAGTCATCGAATCCGTCAGCCTTCATGGTTCGTGCTTCACTCATTGATGCCGTCCTTGTTGAGTTCGTTCTTGATCATTTCATTGACTGCCGCATTGATTGTGATGTTGTTTGCGTGGGCATAGAGTGCGATCCCCGCAAGCGTTCGATCATCGAGATCGAGCGTAACAGGAACAGCATCGGGATCTCCCATGCATCCCAAAGGCGGCTGCTCTCGATCCTCGGCTTCAGACTCCGCAAGACGCTCTAGGACAGCACCGTACTGCCGATTCACCTTGTCCAACGAAGACCTGAACGGCTCTTCGAGTTCCTTGCAGTACTGATTCAGGGCTGCTTCAGCCTCTGCACGAGTCAGGAAAGCCTTGCTTGGATCCGACCAAGTCTCGTTCCAAAAGATCCAACCACCGTGACGAGGAGAGTACTCAACGGGGTCAGTCTCCCAAATCGTGTTTGTGATATTTGATTGAGCGTCCACCCATTCGGTGTGCCGCCGAACCATTTCGTTTGCTTCGCTTTCCATCGGGAAATGCTTGAGCAGTCTACGAGCCTCTTCTCGAAGTCTGCCTTCGTGCCCGTTGGTCGGGTCGCAGAGTTCGGTCAAGAAGTTGCGGGTGTTCACGAGGGCGTAGTATTGTTCGTAAGGTAGAGTCATTTGGTCAAATTGTACCCCTTGCCACAGCCATGTCAAGCCCAAGTTTGCTACATTTCAAACATCATAAATAGGTCAGTAAACCTCCACGGAGAACTTCCCACATGGCAAATTTCTATTGGGTTGGTGCTGCTACGGAAGCGGGCATCAGCAGATACGATTTCAATACACCCGCAAACTGGCAATTGGCGTTTTGGAGTACACAGGCAACGGGACCAAGTTTCGGCTGGAACTTCACTTCCGCCACCGCTGCACCCGGAGCAGGAGACAATGTGTTTGTTGGAGTTTCTAATGTGGGAGCAATCCCACAGTCGCTGTCACCCTGTTTGTATGGTGGCTATTCAGGCAATTCAGCATTTGGTGCGTGGATGAACTCTGGTCCACTTGGTGCAGCCGGATCAATGACAGGAACTACGGCTACAAGCGCATTGCAATCAATTTCGCTGGACATTTCTACGACAAAATACCCATTCCCATACTTCGGTGGTGGTCTAACGGGTCAGGTGTTGGCTTATGCTGTGAGTGGTCTAGGAATTACGACAGGTGGCGATCTCACAGGACCAACTGCTGAAAGAGCCTACAAGCCGATGAAGTTGAAGGTTGCTTCTTCTTTGGATATTACCACGGGCACATCGAAGTCAGTTGATGTGCAAACGGTCAAGGCGTTGTCTTTCATCGGATCGTCAAGCATCGTCAACACATCCGCACACATCCATGGATCTGGAACAGTTCGGATGAATGGAGGACACTATTCACAAATCATCAATTATGGTCCTGGGTATCTTACCCTTGATGGGCTTACCTGTGGAACTCTCATAAGTGTTCCGCAGGGGCTGTATGTATCGCCATCCGCTCGATTCGGTACTGTGACGATAAATGGTGCTTATACTTCGAGTGGTTCACCGATCTATTTCGGTGGTTCGTTGGATACAAGTTCGGTTTTGCTGGACTTGGGATTCACGGGAAGTGTTACAGGTAGCAACGCATCTTCTAGCGATTCGACCATCACAATCAACCCCATCACCAATTGGTGGGTTGGCGGTGGAATAACGGCTGCTCCGATCTTCAATCTCGGCTCACCGGGCATTACCTCGTCAATCGTGGCTTGCCAAAAGGTGAGTGTGCAATCGTCATTGGGAACGACAGGTTTGGATGACAGTCAGTTGACAGCAAAGTGGAACTTGGTAATTCATGGTGGCTTGAGTGCATCAACAATCGAAATCGATGATGCAATCATCAAATCGTCGCCGTGGGTGGACGCTAGTCAGCAAATCAAGATCGGTACTCTTGGTATGCAACGCAATGCAATTCTTGATTTTGCATCAGGTGGGCTGTTTGACAATTGGCAGTTTGGATCAATCACGGGTAGCGCAAACAATGTCACCATTGCAGGTGGAGTGGTGTTCCGTGATGAATCACCGATCATCAAGGGAAGCGCAGGAGTTCGCTTGTTCAACACGCAAGTCGTTCTCGGAAATCGTTTCGATGCTCGTACAGGTAAGATTACGAATGTCGCTAGCGACATCCTGTTTGAAGGACCGCCGCTGTAATCGGGATTACATCTTGACAAAAGCAAAGACCCCCACGGTTCGGAGCCGTGGGGGCTTTCATTTCGTGACTAGACTTGGCGAACCAAGACAGGGGCGAACCCTTTTCGTCACACCAGAATAGTACCTTCCTGCAACTGCTTTGTCAAGGAAGCCATATCACTCTTGTACATCATCTTGGCTAGAAGCCGCATATCGACCTTGGGTTCCCAACCAAGTTTCCACTTTGCCTTTGCGGGGTCTCCTAGCAGGAAGGGAACCTCGTTCGGGCGGAAGTACTTGGGGTCGATAACCACATGCTTGTGCCAATCAAGCCCCGCCTCGGCAAAGACCACATCCAAGAATTCTCGGACGCTGTGGGTCTGTTGCGTGGCGACCACATAGTCATCTCCCTCGGGCTGCTGAAGCATCAGCCACATGGCTTCCACATAGTCTCCTGCGAAGCCCCAATCACGCTTGGCATCGAGGTTGCCTAGACGCAGTTCCTTCTGGAACCCCATCTTGATGCGGGCTGCTGCCATGGTGATCTTGCGGGTGACGAATGTCTCGCCACGGCGAGGACTCTCGTGGTTGAACAGGATGCCCGACGATCCATGAATGCCGTATGCATTCCGATACACACGGGTCATGTGGTGGGCGTGGAGTTTCGCCACGGCATACGGCGACACGGGCATCATGCGGCTGTTCTCGTTGTAGCCGAATGCGGGATTGTAGTCCTTGCTGTCACCGTACATCTCAGATGACGATGCCTGATAGAAACGAGTGTTCGGACTCACGCTACGAATTCCTTCAAGGATCTTGAGAGTGCCTCCTGCGATGCCATCGGAGGTGTACTCGGGAATCTCGAACGAGACGGCGACATGCGACTGTGCCGCCAAGTTGTAGAATTCGTCGGGCTTGTGCTGTGCGAGAATATGAATCACCGATGCGCTGTCGGTCAGGTCGTAGTGCGACATCGTGAACAGCGGATTGTCATAGAGGTGATCCACTCGGATCGTGTTGATGGTCGAGGTTCTGCGCTTCAGACCAATGACCTTGTAGCCCTTGGCGAGAAGAAGATCAGCGAGATACGAACCATCCTGTCCGTTCACGCCCGTGATGACTGCGGTCTTACCGTTCGATTCAGGTACGAATTGTGTCATAGTGTTCCTCGACATGTTTACAGGTTGCTGCGATGCCCTTGCGGATGTCTGTGAACTCGAAGTCAGGATAGGTCTTCCTGAACAGGTCGTTCACGGTTGGTTTGCGAAGTATACCCTCGGGTTTGCTTGTGTCAAACACAATCTCTCCCGTATACCCCAAGCAGTCAGCGATCATGAAGACGATGTCCTTGATCGTGTGTGCCACGCTCGGTGACACAATCATAAGATTCGGTATGTCTCGTGGATCGTCATGAATCATCTGCACGGCACGGGCGATGTCGGGAGCGTAGACAAACTCACGCTCCGCTGCACCGCTGCCCCACACCATCATCTTCGATCCCGTTGCGTTGGCAATGTACATCTTATGAATCAGGCTTGGGATGACATGCCCATTCTCGATGTTGTAGTTGTCACGCTTGCCGTAGATGTTGCAGGGGATGATGCAGCGGGCTTGAACGCCGTTGCTCTGCCGAAGTGCCCGTGCGCCAACCTCAAGCATTCGCTTGGCATAAGCATACCCGTAATTGGTTGGGTGTGGCTCTCCACCATGCAGCATCGTCTCGTCCACGGGGTACCAAGCGAACTGCGGAAAGACGCAAGTGGACAACATGAAGGTTGCCTTCTTGATTCTGCGCTGTTGGCACACTCGTAGGATGTTGCTGTTGATCGTCAGATTCTCGTTGAAGAAGTCGAGCATCTGATCGTTGTTGGCTTTGACCCCGCCGACCTTGGCAGCGAGGTGAATGATCTCATCGATCTGATTCTCCCATATGAAATTCTCAAGGGAGTCGTACTCAATCAGGTCAAGGGATTTGCGGTGTGGCTTGTGCCCTGCTTCGTCGGGGAACTCGGAGCCAACGAGACCCCATCCGCCTGTAATCAGCGTGTTGTTTCTCATAACGATATGGGTATCTAGGTCAGGCTTCTAGGGCGTACTGCGTGTTGTGCGTCAGTTGGGACTTGTAGGAGACCTCGAACTTCTCAATCAACTTCATGAGGTCTGTGTTGTCTGTTGGAAAGTACCGCT